ATGTTTGGTGGTTTCTTTTTCTTCCAACTATTAACCGCAATAACTGTAGCAATGGATGCAGCAGATACTATAGGTGAAGCGAAGAGTAGTATCTTCTGTAACATTAGTAGTGGTATTCGTCTAGTATGTCCAATGCACTATTTAGAGCCTGCTGTGCTGACCACCGTTCTACAGGTGTCCATTTAGGCCAAGCAGATTTATTGTCTATGTCTTTTTTAAGTTTCAACAACCTTGCCGTCATATCAACTTTGGATAGTCTTCCGTTCATTATGTAGAAGGCAGGGGTTCATGTGCTTTCATAGTTGCATATGCATTGTTATAGTATGGCGAATGTGTATCACCTGCCTTCTCTAGTTGATATACTATAGAAGACCATATAAGGTATTGCATGTAACTCTTTTGCATAATATATTATAACATGTATTCAATTATATAGGCAATAAAAAAGCACCCTTTCGGGTGCTTTGTTTGAGTATCGTAACCTCGATTTACATGAGGTTAGTAACTTGTACACGTCTGTAGTACATGTTAGCATTAGCGGTGAGGGTCTCTCCATCAGGAGTACCATTGTATGCACCGTTAGTTGTAACGAATGGGTTTGAAACCATACCATAACGTGTCTTGAATCCAATCTTGGGTTGGAATGTCTCTGGGTCAATACTACGAACCATTTGTAGAGGTACATATGGGCAGTAGAATAATCCAGCGTCATAAGGAGATGTACCCTTATAACCAACAACGTAGTAGTGCTTATCAGAAAGATTAGCAGCATATGGGTCAACGTAAACTTTGATACGTCCGTTGATTGTACCAACTAGAAGATTTCCAGTATCATCAACTTCACCGATGGAAGGACCACCAGCACCAGTTAGACCTGAACTATAGTCAAGTACACCAGCCATTGCTAGAGCACTAGCAACGTCAGCAGAACACATCAAGAAGTTACCCTTTCCTCTACGAGTCTCTTGAGCGATTGCGTTAGCATCTCTCTCAACTTGGAATAGAAGTCCTTTGAATTTCTCAACTGACCATCTACCATTACTGTCTACGTCTAGGTCGAATATTCCAGCGTTTGCTACGTTATTAGCAGCACCTTTCTTAGCAACTGAATAAACTCTTCTAACAACTTCTCTGTTGATCTCAGCAAGCACTTCAGAAGATAGGATGTTAGCAAGTTCTTGCTCGGCATCCAATCCATGAATCGCCTTGAGGTCTTGAGCTAGTTCTAAGGTGTACTCTGCCTTGAGGGCTCTGGACTTAGCAGTCACAGAAGTCTTCTCAATGCTGAATGACATCTCACGGAATAGGTTTCCAGTCTCACCCATTGTTTCGAGTGATTCTCTGCTCATTCCAGCAGCTACTTCGTAAGTTCCAGGAGAACTGTCGTTAAGAAGTGATGGGTTGTTACCATCTGATAATGAGTTACCAGAAGCAGAAGTACCATCTCCAGCACGAACAGCATAGTCTCCCTTGTTGGTGTCTCCACCAGCAGAGAATCCTGTGTCTGCCTCGTTGAAGAGTGCTTCCTCTCCACCTTGATTCTCGTAACGAGATCTCATTGCGAAGATCAATCCAGTAGGACCAGACATAGGCTGGACACCACAGATATCATAAGCAACTAGGTTAGGCATTGAACGGCGAATCAAGCTGATCAATACTGGGTCGAAACCAGCAAGTCCAGCTGTGTTGCTGTTACCTAATGCACTGTTAGCAGGTGAAACAGTACTTGCACCGAGAGCGTTCACGGCGACTTCGTTTAGCATTCCACGTTCTTCACGTAGGAAGCGTTCTTGGTTTTCTAACAGTACGGCGGTAACTGCCTTCTTATAGTTGTCTTTGATTCCTGGTGAGGATTCGTGACTAAGAACAGGAGCCCACTTCTCTGTTAGTTGTTTAGCATTAAACATTTCTAATAGAAAATTAATTTACTTTATTGTGATTCAGACCATCTGCTGAGTGCGTCTACATATGCTCCCATTGCTGGTGCAACTGCTTCAGACTCAACTGGTGCTTCTTCCTCTGTGCTCGCTACTTTAGGAGCGTTGGAGAAGTAACTCTCCTTGAGTGTACTAATCTTCTTGGAATATTCTTCCTCGTTAGTAAACTCAATACCCTCTGCAAGTGCAGCGAGTTTGTCTTTCTGAGTATCCACCAATCCCTCTGAAACAGTGTTCAGAATTACTTTTTGTGTGTTCTCATTTAGACGTTTTTGAAGTTTCACATTAGACTTGACCTGTTCGTCTAGTCTTTCTTCCATTTCACGAATAGAGTTAGCCATACTTTCTACCGCATCGACTTTATCATCGGGGATAGAAATGTAGTGCTCTTCAAAGAGATTCTTCAGACCTGCTATGAAGTCTTCTGTAATCTCATTTCTTATTCCACGGTCAACAGCAATTTGGTTGTCTTCAACCCATTGACCGATGGCGTAGTTTACAGTTCCGTTAACTTCCTCTGCGAGTTCTGCCTTAGCAGCCTCAATCTTATCTGCAGATTCCTTAGCGAAATGTTCTACAAGCTTTGTATGCTCTTCCTTGAGCTTTGACTTAACAGCAGCCTCGAAGATGGTCTTTGCTTTCTTAGCAAACTCTTCAGAAAGTTCTGTACCTTCAAGAAGTGCTTTTACATCGTCAGACATATCAACTTCTTCAAATGATGGAGAAACTGGGTACTGTACATCGGGGCCAGTAGTAGTACCATAAGCAGCAGCAGTACCTACAGAAGGTGTTGCTCCTTGATCACCAGCATCGTTTATGTTAGCGGTTTGTGCGGTTCCATCTGATTGTGCTCCTTTGGCTCCAACGGGGGCAGCAGCCTTAGCACCTGGATTGTCTTCACCTTCATCGTTACCAGTAGGAACTGGACCACCGTTGTCGGTTATGGACTGACCTGCTGTAGCAGCATCTGTTCCAACACTAGGTTGAGGATCCTGATGTGAATCCCTCTTAGGTTCACCACTTACTGCACCAGGTGCTGGTGGGTTTGATGGTAGAACAGTTGCAGTTACTTTAGGCATAGGATCTTGGAACTCAGAAAGAATTTTCTGAGTAGATTCTTCACTAACGAACTCCGCAAACTTTTCGTTTAACATATCTGACATTTGAGTTTCCCCGATAATTAGCTGATTAAGTCTAAGTTTATTTATTAAATTATAATCCTGAAAGGAAATCACCAAAGACTTTTAGTGTTCTCTCTTCTAGGTTTTGGCGAGTAGCCTCGCTCATGTACCTCTGGTATTTAGCAACTCTGGTTTCCTTCAAGATTCCATTGTTCCAAACCCATTCCTTTCCTTCCATAATACCATTTACAAATGCATCTGGTGCTGAAGGATCTGCTACTATATCAGCAGCAGTTGCAAGCATGAAGTCATCACAAACATAGTTTGTTTCTTCACGTTGCTCAATTGAACCCATACCTCTTGATGATACACCTAATTGTACACCCTCTCCAAGAAGAGACTTAGCGATCTTACCCATAGGAGTGTCTAAGATCTGTGCTTTTCCGATGAAGTTATTATCTTCAGCTCTAAGCGATGTAATTCTGTGTGAAACACGGTCAAGATTAACAGTAGGACCGTCAGGATGACCCAACTCCCCAAGAGCACGTTTTGTTTTAACGTATTCCTCATTGTACCTTCCTACTTCATTTTCAAGAACACTGAAAGGATATACCCTTCCATTTCTATTCTTTAATTCTGCTTGTAGAAAGACTCCTTCGATGTATAATTTTTTATCATCACCTTTACCTTCGGTGATAACTTTTACATCGTCAATCTGTTCCGTTATCAGTTTCATTTGGTTGTGCCTCTCCTACAGGTTCATCAAAGTATGTGTTAGCAACAGTCTGTTTATAACTAGCCATTGCATCAGCAGCACGTGAGAATAGGATATCATTAACAGCATCTATAGCATCTGCTCTTTTGCCGTCTTTAATAAAATCAACTACGTTCAGCACTTCTGCTTGTGGATTCGATTCTTCCATAATATCTATTTAGTATTACTAGTTGTTTTGGTGGGAGCAGGCTTCAATTTAGCATCGAGCTTTGCCTTCTCCATGTCTCTCATCTGATCATCCTCGGCGTTTTGTGCATCTATCTCAGGTGCAAAAGCATCGTTCTGACGATCCATTGTATCGAATGTATTCATATCGATTGGATCCATGACGAGACCTTGGTTGATCTCTTTCTTCATTAACTTGTCCTGTTCCTTAATCTCAACATCAGTATGATTGAGAATGTGACGGCGAACATAGTCAACAGAGAAATACTTTCCTACAAATGGATCCATCTGAGTTACTAATGCAACTCTTTGGGTTTCCATCTCTAGTTCTTTTAACTCATTGAAATGATTGTCGTGGATGTAGTCATACTGGATATGCTCCTGCATCTCCTCCCAATCATCAGGAGCAATAACTCCTTTTAATATCAGTTGAGTCTTAAGAATATCTTGGAAGAGGAAACTAAATCTCTTACGTAACCTTCCGATAAACTTCGCAAACTTGAGTTCGTCTCTAAGAACTTCCGTAGTCTTACCGAGATTAAAACCTTTGTTATCGTCAGTAAGGCGAGATGGTGGAAGGTTAAGCGAGTTATA